CTTACTGCCGCAGCGGTAGGGATGATTGAAGGGTTCCAAGGATTAAACAAGCAAATTTTTAATTCAGGATTGCAAATACAAGGCGGCTTTGGACAATTTGCAGATTATGCAAATGATGCAAATCTTCCAGTTGGAGAGTTTGCAAATGCTATGCTACTGTCTAGTAGCAGGCTTAGATTATTTGCCGGTGCTGCACCAGGTGGCATACAACAAGTAAGTAAAGCTTTAAAAGAGTTTCACGATGATGGAATTATGGAAAATCTTTACAGTCTTGGATTTACAACCGAAGACGTAGTAGCAGGCATGTCTGATTATGCTATTGCTGCAGAACGCCAAGGCAAAAGATTATCAACCGCAGAGTTAGCTGCCGGGTCAGAGCAGTACCTTAAAAACCTCAGAGAACTTAGCAGAATTACTGGTACTAGTATAAAAGAAACTCAAGCACAAATTGAAGCTGATCGTTCAAACCTATTTGTACAACGAGAATTAATGAAAGTTGCACCAGGACAAAGAGCTGCAGCGGAAGCATTTGCTGCACAGCTCGATGCCTTAGGTTTAGGTCCAATGAAAGATTTTATTATCAGTGGACAAAGTATGAGCACACAAAGTGGCATCATGTCTACTCAAATGTCAGAAACTGCTACAGTACTTCAAAATGCTTATCAGCAAATTGCTAATGGAAATGTTGAAGCTGAAAATGTATCTGCCTTATTAAGAACCAGTCTTAGTAATAATAGCGGTGCAATCAACACAGAACTAAACAATTTGATTAATACATTTGGTGTTTCTCCTCAGTTAGCACAAGACTTTGGTGATCTCGGAATAGCTGCACGTGGTGTAGTTGAAATGGTAAATGCAGCACGTACCGAAATGTCAGGTGGTACAGAAATTGAAGCAGGGTCAATACAAGAAAATCTAGGTCTGTTTGAAACAACTTTAAACACTGCACAAGCATCAATACAAAATGTTTTCATTGAATCTCTTGAAGGTACTTCGCCGTACCTAGGTGCGTTAGCCGAAGGTGCAAAACTAGCAGCCGCAGAACTTAATAAAATTGTAGATGCATTTGCAGAAGGTACACTAAATGATTATTTTAAAAATGCTGCCGGTACACTTGCAGGGCAGGCAGGCAATAATAACAGTCCTGGGGATATAGTTAAAGATCTAGTAAAAGAAGAAATTGGCGGCGGAGCTGGACTTTCCTTGGGTCCTACTACATTTGCAGCAGAAATGGATCGATTCCTTAACGATCCTGGTGGATTTACACTGGAAGAAAGGCAAGACCTTATTAATTCAATAAGGGACAAACAAAGAGAAGATTCAAATCTATTTGTAGATTTCCTAGGTTTTACAGGCGGTGTGCTCGGTGATGTTTTTGGGAATCTTGATGCAAGAATATCAAGCGACGATGATATAATAGAATCTATAAACGCAATAAAAGCAGGTGCTGAGTTTGCTACAGGTGGAATTTCTTCAGGGCCAGAATCTGGATACAATGTTAAATTACACGGAACAGAAGCAGTTGTGCCGTTGCCTGACGGAAATAGTATTCCTGTCAGCCTAACCAGTGGTGGCATGGGTAGTATGATTGATTCTATTATAAGTCAAACTAGCACTGAGCTTGGTAATAAGTTTGACGAAAGTGTTGGTAATTTAGCTACTATGTCTGTAAACCTCGACGATAGCAAAACACTTTCTGAAATGCTTCAAGTTAATAAAAATATGCTTACTCAGATGCTAGCTAGTTCACAAAAAACAGACCAAATGCTAAGAGCAATGGAAAATGCTAATTTAATTTCTAGGACTACAGCTTACGTGAGAGCATGATTTTTTTAACCTAAGATTATGATTGGTAAATACTACATTAGGATAGATTCGCAGTAATGGCATATAAAAAGCATTTTAAAGTAAACACCAGTGGTACAATGAGTCCAATTAGTGGAAACAGTAGCGCAAGCACGAGCCCAGATGTTGGGTACAGGAATTGGGGAAGTACGTTACCAGATGTGTACACAGGACACCCTAATCGTGTTGAGCGATACAATCAGTATGAAAGTATGGATCAAGATCCAGAAATTAATGGTGCACTAGACACTATTGCAGAGTTTTCTACACAGGAAAGTGTAGACACAGATACTTCTCTTACTATAAAGTATCATGACAAAGCAACAGATACTGAGAACGAAATCATTACTACTCAATTAAAGCAATGGTATAACTTACAAGAATTTGATAAAAGAATTACTAAACTGTTTAGAAATGTTTGTAAGTATGGAGATCAAGTTTTTATTCGTGACCCAGAAACATACAAATTGTTCTGGACAGACATGCACAAAGTTACAAAAGTTGTAGTTAACGAAAGCGAAGGAAAAAAGCCAGAGCGTTATTTTATTAAAGATTTAGGACCAAATTTTGGTAAAAAAACAGCGACTGAAAGTAATGCACCGGATACTCATCTTCGTAGTCCTCAACAAGGCGGTGTTAGTAGTAGCTATAGTATGTCTAATCAGTCATATACCGGCGGCAATAGATTTAGCACAGATGCTGGAGAAATTGCAATTTCAGCAGAACACATTGTTCATTTTAGTTTAACAGAAGGGCTAGACCCAAATTGGCCATTTGGCGTGAGTATACTAGAAACAGTTTTCAAAACATTTAAACAAAAAGAACTATTAGAAGATGCTATTCTAATCTATCGAGTACAGCGGGCACCAGAACGTAGAGTATTTTATATTGATGTGGGTAATATGCCTAGTCATATGGCTATGCAGTTTGTTGAGCGGGTTAAAAACGAAATTCATCAAAGACGTATTCCAAGTCAAACTGGCGGCGGTACAAGTATTATGGATAGCACATATAATCCATTAAGCACAAACGAAGATTACTTTTTCCCTCAAACTGCTGAAGGTAGAGGTTCTCGAGTTGACACTTTACCTGGTGGTGAAAATCTAGGACAAATCGACGATCTAAAGTACTTTAACAACAAACTACTGCGTGGTTTGCGTGTACCGAGTAGTTATTTGCCGTCTGGTCCAGAAGATGGATCGCAGAGTTATGGCGATGGTCGAGTAACTACAGCACTTATACAAGAATTCCGTTTTAATCAATATCTTAAACGTATTCAACGATTAGTAGCATCTACAATGGATAGAGAATTTAAAACGTTTTTAGCCTGGAGAGGTTTTAGCCTCGACAATAGTATTTTTGAATTGCAGTTGTCTGAGCCAATGAATTTCTCTGGATATAGAGAAATTGAAATCGATAACAGTCGTATTGGTGCATTTACATCAATTGAAGGTACCGAATACCTAAGCAAAAGATTTATGATGAAAAAATATCTTGGTCTTTCGGACGTCGAACTTAAAGAAAACGAGAAAATGTGGTTTGAAGAACAAGGAGACAATGGTTCCAATGATCAAGGTAGTAGTAATCTTCGAAATGTTGGTATTAGTACCGGAGACATTGGAAACGATTTAGATTCAATTGAAGATCTCGAAACCGATGATCTTGATGCAGATAATGATACAGCAAAAGTTGGCGATACCGATGCAACTGACGGAGTTGAATTAGATGCATTATAAATTATAAATAACACTGGAGAAGCGTTATGAATTTATTTGAATTTTTTAGTTCTAAAAAAGATTTCCCTGAATCTTATCAGAATACCGAGCATGATCAAAGTCAGCTGAAGTTTTCTGATACACGGAAAACAAGATTAACATTGCGCCGAATTCAACAACTTCGTCAAATGAATGATGTAAGAGACATTGAAAAGAAAAACGAAGTAGACAGATTAAAACAAATTTATGGCTCTAGAGGCGAATAACGTTATTATTTTTAAATTAGATATTTTTTTTAAAAATACTGAAAAAGTAGTATATTTGTCTAACTTAAAGCATATAAGTATGTTTGAGTCTAAAAAAATACTAAAAAGGTGTAAAAATACGCCGTTTTCTCTACAATGTAGCAATTCTATGTAAATACTTTCAGTCCCATAGTGGAAAGGAGTATTAGCCAATGAATAAGTTTGAACAACTTGTAGAATTTATCATCAATGAAGATGAAGATAAAGCACAAGAATTATTTCACGAAATCGTAGTAGAAAAAAGCCGCGAAATTTATAACAATCTAGTTAACGAATCAGATGATCAATCAGATGATTTTGTATCCGATATTGAGTCTGACGAATACGGCACTGATATGCACTCAGAAGATGAAGACGAAGATGATGACATGGAATCAGCCATGGATGATGCAGAAGATGATGCAGACGATGAGGCAGATGCAGAAGAAATCGAAGACCGTGTAGTTGATCTTGAAGCAGAACTCGATGCACTTAAAGCTGAGTTTGATGCAATGATGTCAGATCACGACGATGAAGCCCCAGCTGAAGAAGAAATGGAAATGGAAGAAGAATTTGCATTTGAAGATACAGACGAAGAGCTTGACGAAACAGACGAAGAGCTTGAAGAAGGCGAAGAAATCGTTCGTGAGTATACAGAAAAAGTAGCAGCTCCAAAAGGTGAAAACCATGCAGCAACTAGTACTGTAGCTGGTAAAAACGACATGGGCGGCACAGCAAGTAATATTGCACAAAGCGCCGATGAAAAAGGTGGCAAAGTAGCAGCACCAAAGCAACACGATGCAGGTAATAAAAATAAGCCAGGCGCAAAGCAAGGTTTAGAAAAAGCACCAGCGCCTAAGAAAGGCGAATAATAGCAATGGTATCCCTAGTAGAGCATTTAACATATGATCAAGCACGTGTTGTTACTGAAAGTAGCGAAGACGGCAAAAATCTCTACATGAAAGGGATTTGTATCCAAGGTGGGGTAAAGAATGCCAATCAGCGTGTTTATCCTGTAACAGAAATACAAGGTGCTATTAAGCAAGTACATGAACAACTCTCCAGTGGCAATAGTGTCCTTGGGGAGGTTGATCATCCAAGCAATCTCAGAGTTAATTTAGATCGTGTAAGTCACATGATTACTGAAATGTGGATGGATGGTCCAAATGGATTTGGCAAATTAAAAATTCTGCCTACTCCAATGGGCAACCTAGTTAAAACAATGCTAGAAAGCGGAGTTAAACTAGGCGTTAGTAGTAGAGGCAGTGGAGAAGTTAACGAGTCAAGTGGCGAAGTTAAGAACTTTGAAATTGTAACTGTTGATGTTGTTGCCCAACCTTCTGCGCCAAATGCATATCCTAAAGCCATTTACGAAGGGCTTATGAATATGAATGGTGGACAAAAAATGTTTAACATGGCTGCAGAAGTCAATGAGGACCAGCGTGTCCAAAAATATCTAACTGAATCGATTAAACGATTCATCAATGAACTAAAACTGTAAACTACAGGAGACACTTATGTTCGAAGCTTTAAAACCATTAATCGAAGGCGGTTTAATAAACGACGAAGCGCAAGCCCAGCTTGAAGAAGCATGGGATTCAAAAGTTGCATCTATCCGTGAGGAAGTTGAAACTGAAATGCGTTCTGAGTTTGCCAATCGTTATGAACACGATAAAGCAAAAATGGTTGAAGCTCTAGACCGTATGGTTACTGAAAGCCTAACTAACGAAATTACTGATATTGCTGACGAAAAAGCAAAAATTTCAGAAGATCGTGCCAAGGCTGTTGCAAAATTAAGTGAACAAGCGGCAACGTTTGAAAACTTTTTAACGAATGTTCTTGCTAAAGAAATCAAAGAATTCCGCGACGATCGTGCAGCAAACAAAAAAGCACTAGTTAAACTAGAAAGTTTTGTTGCTGAAGGATTAGTTAAAGAATTAAGCGAATTCCATGAAGACAAGCAAGACTTAATTGCAACTAAAGTTAAACTAGTATCTGAAGCAAAAGAAAAATTTGCTGATCTTAAGAAAAACTTTATTACTCGTAGCGGTACCGCTATTAGTGAAGCAGTAAACCACACACTAAGAGCAGAAATCACGCAGCTCAAAGAAGATATCGCAGAAGCACAGAAAAACAATTTCGGACGTAAATTGTTTGAAGCGTTTGCTAGCGAGTTTTCGGCAACTCATCTTAATGAAAATGCAGAAATGCGTAAACTAAAAAATTCTATAGATGAAATGCAAAAATCATTAGAAGAAGCAAAAAAAGTAGCCGAAACAAAATCTGCTATTGCTGAATCTAAAGATGCAGAAATTCTAGCAATTAACGAAAGTATTGCTCGAGAAAAAGTAATCAATGAACTTTTGTCACCTCTATCTAAAGATAAGGCACGTATAATGTCTGATCTACTAGAAAGTGTTGACTCTAAAAAATTAAAAACATCATTTGACAAATATCTACCAGCAGTAATGAATAGTAGTAAGTCATCTATGCTTAATGAATCAAAAGAATCAATTACCAGTGAAGTAACTGGAAATAGGACAGCCAAGCTTGTTGAAACCGTCGATGAAAGTAACATCGTTGAAATCAAACGTTTGGCAGGTCTGTAAAAGACCATAACTGAGATAAAAGGAAATAAAACAATGAGTAATAAACTCTTAGAAGAAAGCCGTTGGGGCGAAACTAGAGACGCTCTACTCGAGGGTCTAAACGGTTCCAAGCGTAGTACAATGGGTGTTATCCTAGAAAACACTCGCAAAGGACTAATGGAGAGTGCAACATCAGGTGCAACTAGTTCAGGTAACGTAGCAACACTTAAAA